GTTCACACCTCTGATCTGACCTAGTTTTGTGTAAGCATCTTCTACTGTAGCAATGTTGTCTTTGCATCTGCAGTCAGAAGTAGAGTTGAAGTCAGTGAAGCAAGCTGTTGTACCTCTGGTTGTAACACCACAAACAACATTTGTCTTTAGACAGCACTCTACACAGTGGCAGTTCTCTGTTCTTGCACCATAAGATGTAGTGCAAAGCATACCACTACCATTATAATGTAGGCATGTACCTGCATTACATGTGGCTTTTAAATACCATTCATTTGTAGTATCATTATAAATTCCTGCATCAGTGCCGTTTGCCATAAAGACAGTGTGGTTTGCAATACTATATCCAGGCCAGTTACCATCACCCCCTACAACAGAGATAGAACCGTAGTCACCTGCTGATTGACAGATACATCTGCCACCTACTTTAAGCCAAGTAGTAGCACAGACTTCTGGGGCATTGACACAGGTTCCTGCTGCCAGACAAGTACCTCTAAGGGCAGATGAAGCACAAACTACTGGTGCTTTTACACAGCAGTTAGCTCCTACACAAGTAGCTGCACACACACTACCTGCTGAGTATACGAATTGACCTCTAACACAATTTGCTGCACAAATACATGCACCACTAAAGTTGTTAGAGGTAGAACCATTTGTTGCAGCTTTACCTGACAAACATGTTGCTAGTCCATCAACGTTAGCTACTGTGTGGTTGTGGCTATCGTCTGCAATAGTGAGGCTAAGGTTAGCATTACCAAGGTTTGTGAATGTAGCAGAACCTGTAGCATCTCCACAGATACAAAGTGTAGGATCAGAAGTAGCAGTTGTATTGACTGTGAAGTTACCTGAACCATCTACTGAGGTAGAACCTGTTACTGCTCCACAGACACACAGTGTTCTAGCTGTAGCCCAAGCACTTGCTGTGTCAGCATTACCAGTAACAGCACCTGTGACAGGAGCACATACTCTGGCAAAGGTTACTGTATCAGATGTGCCTACTGCTTGTCCAATGTTAATTCCATTACCATCAACAGTAACACCTGTACCTGCATCAGCACTAAATGATGTTCCAGTAAGTGCAATACCATTACCTGCTGAGTAGATAGAGGTCTCAGCAACTTCAGCAAATACAATGTTTGTAGTACCGAAAGTAATTGTACCTTGAGTACTTAAAACATCTAAGTGACCTGCATTTGTGTCACCTTCTTTGATAAAGAAAGCATCACCTTGTCCTAGTGCATCAGGATCAGATGGTGCTGAACTATCGGTATCTGTAGAACGAGTAAGAACCCAGTTAGTAGAACCAGATCCTACAGTAGTAACTGTGTAAACACCATTTTCATAAGCATTAGTTTGTTCTGTAACAAGAACACGATCTGCACTTGAAAGTGCCACACCATCAATACTTATTGCAGCTTGGGTGCCGTTGTTAGTAAGTGTTGCCCCTACACCTGATGACCCATTGTCATACGTAGCAGATAAGCTGGCTGTTGTTTGAACACGAACAGGATCATGGTAGTGTAACCCTGCAGCAGCAATTGTATCAACGTACTCTTTGGTTGCAAGTTGGCAAGCTAAAGTTGGATTTGCTGAAACACAGACAGAACCAAAGCATACGTTGTCTGCTGTACCAACAGCCTGTCCAATAGCTATTGCACCAGATGTGTAAGTAACACCTGTACCACCTGATAGGTGGCTGTCTACTCTAGCTGTTGTAAAGTACTGGTTTGTCCCCTCTGCTAGGTCATCTGTATCATGATTACCCAGTGTTGAAACACAACCAGTGACATTACCAGTAACGTTACCTGTCAGTGTACCACAAAGGTTGGTAGCACAAATGTTTGCTACACCTGTAATACAGTTACTGTTAGCATCTAAATTTCCACCAAGGGTGGGGCTAGTATCATCAGAAATAGCAGTAAGAGCATCACCAAGGGTAAATGCTGCAGAGTTCCAAGCAGATCCTGTGTATACTTTTAGAGCATTGTCTGTAGTATTCCAGTATAATGCACCAGTAAGTAATCCATCTCCATCGTTGTCTACTGATGGGTCTGAAGCTTTATCACCAAGGTATCTGTCATCAAAGTCATCGTAAGAAGTAGCTGCATTTGTTGCTGAAGTAGCAGCAGCAGTAGCTGAGTTACTTGCATTTGTTTCAGATGTAGCTGCAGCAGTTGCACTATTAGCAGCACAAGTAGCTGAAGTGGCTGCATCTGTAGCTGACTGTAGAATACCGTCAACATAAGTCTTCGTAGTCAAATCAGCAGCATCAGTAGGTGTATAAGTCGTAGTGATTTTATTGGCACCCATATCAATAGTGCCAGTTACAGTACCACCAGAACAAGCTAGTCTTGTATCACGTTGAGTATCTGTGTATGTCTTTGTGGCTGCATCTTGTGCTAGAGTAGGATCACCTAGTCCTGTGATCTTTGATGTACCCATAGCAATAGCACCCGACATGGTTCCACCAGTCAGGTTTAGTTTTAGAGCATCTTGTGTATCAACGTAACCCTTACGAGTCAATGTATCATCTGTAGCAGGTGTAGCTGTAGATGTAGCTTTGTTAGCACCAAGGGAAAGATCCCCTGACATAGTTCCACCTGCACATGCTAGTTTTGTACCTAAGCAAGTTGTAAGGGATGTATAGAAGTCTGCATCATTGTTGATAGCATCAGCTAGTTCACTCAGAGTATCAAGAGCACCAGGAGCACCACCAACTAGGTTACTGATTTGTTGGTCTACATAACACTTTGTACTTGCATCTCCATCAAGGGTTGGTGTCCCAAGAGAGGTAATTTTAGCAGAACCCATATCAAGCCCTGCTGTACCTGTCATGTTAATATCACAGAAAGTAGAAGTACCTACTGAAGTTACATCACCAGTCAAGTCACCAGTCACGTTTCCTGTGACTGTACCTGTTACATCACCTGTTATATCTCCAACAAAGCAAGTATTGGCTGTGATGGTTGTGCCAGTTACAGCAGCAGGTGTTGTAGCACCAACTACACCATCAAAGTTTCCTGTGTGACAACCTACTGCATTACCAGTTAGGTTGCCTGTTACATTACCTGAAACAGCACCAGTAACATCACCTACGAAGCAAGTGTTAGCTGTAACTGTTGTACCTGTTATAGCACCTGCTGTAGTCCCACCAATAATAGCACCGTCAATAGTGCCCCCATTGATATCGACTGAAGCAAAAGTACCCTGTCCTGTCGTACTAACTGTAGTAAAGCTACCTGCAGCAGCACTAGAAGCACCGATAACAGTCCCATCAATATTACCTGCATTAATATCTACCGTAGCTAGAGTTGCTGTTCCTGTGGCAGAAAGACCTGGCACAGTTACTGTATCAGCAAAACCTGCAGCACCTGTAACACTCAGTGTACCTGCCAGTGTAGTATTTCCTGTAATTCCTGCAGTTCCACCAACAGTAAGGTTACCACTAGATCCTAAAGTTGTAAATTCACCAGAAGCAGCAGTCGTATTACCAATTATAGTACCATCAATAGTACCACCATTAATGTCTGCTGTGTCAGCTACAAGGCTGTCAATATTTGCTGTTCCAGTAATGTAAGCATCATTCCACTCACTACCTGTAGCACCTAGATCATACGTTGCATCTGCAGAAGGGATAAGGTCTGAGGCAACATCAGCATTTACTGTAACAGTATCACTATCGTCACTACCAAGAGTAGTATTCCCATTAACGGTAAGGTTACCTGTAATAGTAGCATTCTCGTGAATCGCCAGAGTGTCGATATAACCCACACCATCAATGTAAAGATCTTTAAACTCAGCAGTCGGAGAACCCAGATCAATATCTTCATCAGTGACAGGAACAATAGCTCCATCTTGTATCCTTACCTGCTCTACTGCTGCACTACCAACGTTAGTAAAGAAATTAATTCTGTTGTTAGCTGTATCAACAACAACTTTGCTGTACTGATTAGTGTCTGAAATTAGAGGAATGAGGCCACCTTCTCCAGTAGAAGTGCCATCATGTCTGTGACCTGTGCTTGCACTAAATGCTGCTACAAGCTGTTCAAATTCATTGTGTACTGGTTCAGCTTTAATAACCTGACCAGAAACAATATCAGCAGCACTTTGTCTTGTATAACCTGCCATTTATAATCTATCCCCCACTCCAAACGTCACAACAATGCCTTGGACACTGTGTGCAGCATTCGTGTCATTTGTAACATATCTAAAAGAAACTGATTTACCCGAACCTGAAACATTTACTCTTTGGACAGGAGAGGGGTTACCACTCCATATTGTTGTATTAGAAGGTTCATCGTAGATAGCCTCGTTATAGTAGGCTGCTGCACCTTCGTTTGTAAGAATAAAGTTGGTTGGGTTAAGAATGGTGGTATCATCATAGTCAAAGATAACTGACATTATGATCTCGTTATCACCTTCTGATCTAAGGTAAGTAGCAACAGTATGAATAATCTTACGTTGCTCTGGATCTTGCATGTGCAAGAATGGTGTTTGGTAAAGGCTTACGATGTTATTACCACCGAAGCTGTTACCTGATTCCTGTCTATAAACTTTTCCTGAGGTATCCCCATGAATGACGTATTCTTCTTTGTCGATGTATCCACTGTCAGCACATGTAGCTTCAATGCCAATCATCTGACCAAACTCAAATCCAATTCCACCCTGTTGTCCTAAACGTAGGCCACCAAGTAGAGCAGCACCACTGTCTGTATTGTAGAACAATCTAAACTGAGATTTACCTCTGATGATTACAGAAGATACAGCATCCAGGTCATTGTTAAAGATAACGTCAGAAACAAAAGATTGGATGTTCTTGGTTAGTGTTTCCAAGTTAACGTCACCAATCTTATCTGTACCTGAAATAGGTCTGATACCATCTTGTGATAAGAAGATTAGGTCACCACCAATCTCAATAACACTGTCTGATGCTAGGCATCCAAGGTCATCTGTTACGTGCTGTACAGCCCAGTCTGAGATATTGTTGCCTACAATCCTTTTAATGTTGTTCGTACCAAACACAAACAAAGAATCACGAAATGGTTTGATTGCTACAACAGGAAAACCTACGTTAATTACACCAGCACCATCTGCAGGTGACCACTTTGTTTCGTCTGTAGGTGCACTGAAGTAAACGTTATGAGGTTCAGCAGGATCACCTGCAAGCCACATGTGGTTCTTAAATACTGCAGCAAACTTAGGATCATCAGGAGCTTCTGTAGCTGTAATCTGTGTGTAAGTTGTACCATCGTAGGTAGCTGCAGGGTTTACACCATCTGTTAAAATAACTTTTGCTGTACCCCAGTTGAACCTAGTAAACCTTACTTTAGATACACCTGTCATTGTAGGTGAACCAGAAGTAGTCACTGCTGTCCAAGACTCTGCTGTAGCATCCCAATAGTGTAAGTAGTTATTACCTGTAGAAGGTTTACGTGCAGCAAGAATACCATCGTTAATACCAGCAGCTACTGCTACACCAAGAACACTGCCAGAGCTATCCCCAGGTACTGTGCCGTAGTCGTTGGTGTAACCACTTACACGTCTATACCCACCAGTAGTAGCAGGTTCGTAGTTAAGCAAAGAGATAGCAGAACCAGGTTGTGTTTCACCTTGTGACAACACGTCCCTGTTCAGGTTCAATCCACCCTGAGCAAATACTTTAAAGGAGCCTAAGTTGTCTGCCATTAGCTTACTCTACTCAAACCTACATTAGCTCTTTCAACTACTGTGGATCTTATTCTTAGAGGTTCGTCTACAAGAACTCTTCTCATAGACTTAATACCATCTTGGAACACGCCTTGGTGTACTGCAGCACTCTGCTCATTAGATCTAAATCTCATCATGTACATCATAGCACCATCAATGATTACATGTTTAAATCTATCAGGAATAACTGTTACATCATCGTAAGCACTTAGGTCTGCAGGAAATGACCAGTACACATACTCAATTTCGTATGCTGCATCAGGAATAGGTGTTACACCAAACTTCTCTTCGTTTGTTTGATAAACAAGAGTAGGAGCAGATATACCTGTCTGATCTCCTGTGTCATCTCCTTGACGATACTTTTGAACATACTCGTCATAAGAAATAACTTTCATAGCTGTAGGAATATTAGTCCCACCTGAAAGTTGTTTGATGTAGAAAGTCTGCCAGTCTGCCCTAGAGAAGTCAGATGGAAAGTCATACTCTCTTGTACCTGCAGTCAATGTCTGAGTGTACGTAGTTTTTAGGAAAGGCCATTCCTGACCTGTCTGTAAGATATTTCTAATGGAGTTATTTACAGCTTGTTTAGCTAGTGCCTGTACGTTACGTACATCAGTAAAGCCACTACCCCCTACAGCAAGGGTAACCTCGTTAAGTCTAGTTAGTAGTTCATTTACTAGTGTAACGTAATTAACCATTACAAAAATCCTTCAGATAGCCTAAAGGGGCCAGTCGCCCAGCCCCTAAAGTTTTAAGTACTAAGCCAAGTTGTACTTAGCTGTGACCAGTGCTTCTGGTCTTAGAATTTTTCTACCGTAAAGGTGCATACCACGAACAATATCGGCAAATGAATCTGGATCACGATATGTTTCAGTCTTGTTGATCTGCTCTGCAGTAGCAACGGCTGAATCATGACCAGCTACGATTACACCGTAGTCAGTGTTCTGGTTGTCTGTACCTGTTGTAGCAGCACCAGTACCAACTGATGGTAGGTTTGAAGAAGAGTAAACTCTGAAACCATTCCAGTTGTTGATTACTAGGCCGTTACGTAGACCGCCTGAAGCACCCCAATCAGATTGTAGGAAACGTGAATCTTCGTCCATCAAGATTTCCATCATGACAGGGTCAATTACGATCCAACGACCATCTTTGTCAACTTGTTGTTGATCAAGTAGACGACCCATACGAGCCACCATCATTGTTGGTGAAACGTA